CGATGTCGGCACCGACGCGATGGGCGAGGAGAAGAACGAGATCCGCGCCGCGGTCACGCCCGACCATCGCGACTATGCGCAGGTCATGGGGCTCGCTGCACAGCACGGCTACCAGCCGCCCGCGCAGACGGCGCCCCAGCAGGCGCCGGTCCAGCAGCCCGCGGCATCGCCGGTGCCTGGCCGCCCCGCCTGGGCGCAGTGAGGGCGCGATGCTCCTCCGTCCCCGCCAGAAACTCTTCGTGGAGCGCAGCCTCGCTGCGCTCTCGACCCGCGGCAACACGCTGGGCGTGGCGCCGACCGGCGCGGGCAAGACGATCATGCTCTCGGCCGTCACCGGCAACATGACCGGGGACGGCGCCAGGGCGTGCGTGCTTGCCCATCGCGACGAGCTGACCAGCCAGAACCGGGCGAAGTTCGCCCGGGTCAATCCCGGCACGGACACATCCGTCGTCGACGCCACGACCAAGTCCTGGGAGGGCCAGGTGACCTTCGCCATGGCGCCGACGCTCGCGCGGGCCGCCAATCTCGCGGCCATGCCGAAGCTCGACCTGCTGGTGATCGACGAGGCGCATCACGCGGTGGCCGAGAGCTACCGCCGCATTATCGACCGGGTGCGCGACGCCAATCCGGAGGCTCGGATCTTCGGGGTCACGGCGACGCCGAACCGGGGCGACAAGAAAGGCCTGCGCGAGGTCTTCGACAATGTCGCCGACCAGGTGCGGCTGGGCGAGTTGATCGCCTCTGGCCACCTCGTCCCGCCCCGGACCTTCGTCATCGACGTCGGCGTGCAGGACGAGCTGCGTTCGGTGCGCAAGACCATGTCGGACTACGACATGACCGAGGTGGCGGAGATCATGGACCGCGCGCCGGTCACCGACGAGGTGATCCGGCACTGGCAGGAAAAGGCGGGTGATCGCCAGACCGTCGTCTTCTGCTCTACCGTCGCCCATGCCGAGCATGTGACGGACGCCTTCCGCGAGGCGAGCGTTCCGGCGGCGCTCATCACCGGCACGCTCGAGGCGGGCGCGCGCAAGGGGATCCTCGACGCCTATGCCGCCGGTCGCCTCCGCGTCATCGTCAACGTCGCGGTGCTGACCGAGGGCTGGGACCATCCCCCCACCTCCTGCGTCGTGCTGCTTCGACCCAGCTCCTACAAATCGACCATGATCCAGATGGTCGGGCGAGGTCTGCGCACCGTCGATCCAGCCGAGCATCCCGGCATCGTCAAGACCGACTGCATCGTGCTGGATTTCGGGACGTCGAGCCTGACCCACGGCACGCTGGAGCAGGACGTCGATCTCGACGGCCACACGCCCTCGGGCGAGGCGCCGACAAAGACCTGTCCGGCCTGCGCGGCCGACATTCCGCTTGGCTCCCGCGAATGCCCGCTCTGCGGCGAGCTGCTGGTCGAGCCCGAGGACGAGGCGCACAGCCAGGAGGCCGGGACCGGCAGCCTGTCCGGGTTCGTCATGTCCGAGATCGACCTGCTGAAACGGTCGAGCTTTGCCTGGGAGGATCTGTTCGGCGACGACGCCGCGCTGATGGCCAGCGGCTTCAATGCCTGGGGCGGCGTGTTCTTCCTCGAAGGCCGATGGCATGCCGTGGGCGGGGCGAAGGGACAGGCGACCTGCCTTCTTGGGGTCGGCGATCGCACCGTCTGCCTCGCGCGGGCCGACGACTGGCTGAACGCCCACGAGAGCGACGAGAGCGCCTTCAAGTCGAAGCGCTGGTTGACCCAGCCGCCGACCGAGAAACAGCTGCAATACCTCTCGCCCGAACAGCAGCAGGATTACGGGCTCACCCGCTACCGCGCCTCGGCGCTGATCACCTTCCAGTTCAACCGCCGCGACATCCGGCGTCTCGTCATGTCGGCCGCGCCCGAGCGGAGGGCGGCGTGAGCCATGTCGCGCAAGTCCCATCCCCGCCCGCAGAGGCTCCGGATCGACCGGGCCGTGATCGCTTCTGGCATCCGCGCCCGGTGCTCTGCGCCGTCTGCACCGCGCGCACCCGTGGCTTCGGCTGGTTCGAACCCCACCGATCACGTCCAACCCGCACCCGCCGCTGGTTCTGCTCCATGGGCTGCCAGTCGGCCTTCACCCGCAAAGCGAAGAAAGGATTGAGCATGGTCGATTTCACCGAAGAGGAAAGCCAGGCGCTTCCCGCCGTCATGCGCGCGCTCGCCCCAGAGATGGAGCGCATCGGCTGGGAAAGGCCGCTGGGCCAGCTGACCCAAAACGACATGCACCGGCTGATCGTCGTAACCGTCGAGGCGTTCCGCGCCGAGATGGCCGAGATCGCCGCGGAGTCGGAGATCCCGTTCTGATGCTGGACTTCAACAAGCGCCCCGGTATCGCCGAGCGCATCAATGCGGCCGTGGATGCCGCGCTCGAAGCCGAGCGCGCGGCGACGCAACCGCGCGATTACCTCGGCGCGTCCCGGCTGGGCCATGCCTGCGAGCGCGCGCTGCAGTTCGAGTTTGCAGGCGCGCCGAAGGACGAGGGCCAGGATTTCTCCGGCCGGTCGCTCCGGATCTTCGCGATCGGGCATGAGCTCGAAGATCTCGCCATCCGCTGGCTGCGGGCGGCGGGGCTCGATCTGGTGACCCAAAAGCGCGACGGCGGCCAGTTCGGGTTCTCCGTCGCAGGCGGGCGCATCCGTGGCCATGTCGACGGGATCGTGGCCGAGGCGCCCTCGGCGCTGAGGCTGCGCACCCCGGCGCTCTGGGAATGCAAGACCATGAACGCGAAGAACTGGCGCGAGACGGTGGCCAAGGGCGTGACCGCAGCAAAGCCGGTCTACGCAGCGCAGATCGCGCTTTATCAGGCCTACATGGAAGCGACGGTGCCGGGCATCAGCGCGAACCCCGCGCTCTTCACCGCGATCAACAAGGACACGGCCGAACTGCACCACGAGCTCGTGCCCTTCGATGCCGATCTCGCGCAGCGCATGTCCGACCGCGGCGTCCGGATCCTGCGGGCGACCGACGCGGGCGAGCTGCCGCCGCGCATAGCCGCCAATCGCGACTTCTTCGAGTGCCGGTTCTGCCCTTGGGCCGAACGCTGCTGGGGACTGTCCACGTGAGCGACGACAACATCATCCATTTCAATCCCTGGCGGGATTTCAACGACGCGGCACCTCTGGCCGATCCCTTCGCGGTCGAACCGGACGCGGGCCAGATCGCGCGCTTCGTCGATGTGGTCTTTGGCTATTCCGACGGGCTGATCCCGGTTCGCGGTTTCGTCGACAAGGGTCAGGGCAAGGACGGCCGCCCACACAACATGTGGATCGACGCGGACGGCACCGCGCCCGAGAAGCTCGCGACCTTCGCGGGCTGGGCCGCGCGCGAGGGCGCGGCGGTCTATGTCATCCCCGGCACGGTGGCGGAGACCGGCCAGGCCCGGGCGGCGGACGTCCTGCAGATGCAGAGCCTCGTGGTCGATCTCGACTCGGGCGACATCCCGGCCAAGCTCGATCACCTCGTCCACCACCTCGGGCGACCGACCCTGATCGTCGAGAGCGGCGGGCGCACGCCCGAGGGCGCGACCAAGCTGCATGTCTGGTGGAAGCTGACCGAGCCCGCGGAGAGCGCCGATCTCGGACGGCTCTGCCAGCTCCGCGGCGAGATCGCGCTGAAGGTCGGCGGCGACACGCATTTCCGCTCGGCCCATCAGCCGATCCGCGTGCCCGGCACAGTCTATCACAAAGGCGGGCTCACGCGGCTGGTGCAGATCCGCGAGGCGACCGAGCTCGAGGTCGATCTCGCCGAGATGGCTGAGCGCGTCGCCGACATGCAGCCCATGCCCGGCGTCGGCATGGCCACGGCCGAGCCCCGCGAGAAACCCGGCATTGACGACGTGCTGGTTACCCCCGTGCACGAGGGCGGCACGGACGAGTGGTCGCGCTTCGAGGGCGCCTCGGCCGCCATCGGCTATTTCCTGCGGCTGGTCCACGAGGGCCGGATGTCTATGGACGAGGGCTGGACGGCGATCTGCGGCTACAACGCCGCGATGCTCCGCCCGTCCTGGCCGCTCGACCGGCTGAAGCGCGAGACGAACCGCCTCTGGGAGCTGCACATCAAGCGGCACGGGCCGCCGCTGATCCGCCTCGACAGCGCGGCGCCCGCGCAAACTGACCTGCCCACCTTCACGCTGGGCACGCTGCTCGACGACACGAGCCCGATGCCCGACGACATCATCGGCCCGCGCGTGCTGACCCCGGGCGGGCTTCTGGTGCTGGGCGGCGCGCCCAAGGTCGGCAAGAGCGACCTGCTGATCGCACTGCTCGTGCACATGGCGGCGGGCGTGCCCTTCCTCGGCTTCACTCCGCCACGGCCGCTGCGGATCTTCTACCTGCAGGCCGAGATCCAGTACCACTACCTGCGCGAACGCATGCAGCAGATCGGCCTGCCGCCCGAGCTGATTGCGGCCGCGCGCGACAACCTGGTCGTCACGCCGAAGCTGCGCATGCTGCTCGATGCCGAGGGCAGCGCCCGCGTGGCCGAGGCGATCAGGGCCGCGTTCCTCGACGAACCGCTCGACATCCTCTGCATCGACCCGATCCGGAACCTCTTCGACGGCGGGCCCGATGGCGGCGGCGAGAACGACAACGCCGCCATGATGTTCTTCCTCAAGGACCGGGTGGAGGTGCTCCGAGACCACGTCAATCCCGAGTGCGGCGTGATCCTCGTCCATCACACCAAGAAGCTCTCGAAGCACCAGGTGAAGGAAGATCCGTTCCTCGCGCTCTCCGGCGCCAGCGCGCTCCGGGGCTTCTACACCACCGGCCTGATCCTGCACCGGCCGGAGGAGGATTCGACCCAGCGCCGCCTCGAGATCGAACTCAGGAACGGCCCCGCGCTGCCCGCGAAGCTGGTGGATAAGGTCAAGGGCACATGGGTCGAGATCAACCCGATGAACGAGCGGCTCGTGCGCCCCGAGGTCGGCGCAAAGCATGACGCCGAGCGCGATCGCAAACGAGACGTGATCCTCTCGATCCTGCTCGAGGAGGCGGCCGAGGGGCGGCTCTACACCATCAACCAGTTCGCCGAGGCCTTCGAGAACAAGGGCGGTCTGGGCGGCAAGGACACGATCCGCGACCGGATCGCGGTTCAAGCCACAAAGGGCGCCATCAAGTTCATCCGTGACGGCGCGCCCTACGGGCTTGGGCCTTCGCGCTCGCGCTTCGGATACCTCTGCGTCGAGGGGATGGTCATGCCCACGGACGGCGAGGATGTCGATCCGGCGACCGGCGAGGTCACCCCCGCCAGCATCGCAGTGCTGCCCACCCATTACAAATCGCCGCAGACCGGGGCGCTGCTCGAGGTCGAGAACCCTCAGGTCTGGGTCTATCCGGAGGGGGAACGGCCATGATCACCCCCACAGTGCGGCGCGACAATCAGGATGCGACGAGCGCGACAATCGGGATGAGAGAGCGGCGCCGGTGGCGGACCGAAGGG